TCATACTTCTCAAAGGACAAATCGCTGGTACCATTCAGACGAAATACTGGTGTCAAACCCAACTTGGCTGATTGCTTGATAGCCAACTCAATGTCCTTTACCAGCTGATTCATAAATTCTTTGCGATCGTTGAAAAACAACTGGGTCTTACGGATTCTTGCCTTCTGAATCATGTTGGTCGTTTCGCCTTTCTTAAACATACCACCACGACCAGCTGTGTTTAAACAAGCAGAAGTACAACCAGCTGTCCGCTTTGGACAGGTTTCGTGACCAGACAGATTTGCTGGGGCGAGGTGCAGGATGTAGGTGTTATAACCCTGCTTCATGCCTTTGAGAATTTTTGGGTTACCAGTGCTTAACAGTTTCATATTGTTTCCTTTTCAATCATCATACAGTAAGTATACTCTTGTTTTTAATAAAAGTAAAGCACTTTTTATCGTCTGTAAGTCGTTGATTTTAAATGAGAAAAAGCCCACAAAAGTGGGCTGTAGGACTAAAATCACATCTGTAGCGAGTTTATAGGGTTATCCCTTTGGATTCTCCAGTTTGTTGAGTCTGAGTGATGCTCTGTCGTTGGCTATAACCCACATTGTGATTCGTTTTTGTAGCGCAGTTCGAACGAAGGCAAGTACCAGACAGTATCAACACCGACAGGGTTATTATACGGTATATGTGGAATTAAGGCAAGTATACTTGAGTGATTTCTTGCAGTTATACTTCGGTCCAAAGGTCACCATCTGCAATAAACTGGTCCAAACCCATGGGTGATTCTATCTGTGGTGGTATAGGGATATCGGGAAGAATTCGGTTGACTGTTGCTTGTTTAAACTCAGGATCATCGTTCATCTTTTTACGGACACCATGGCTGATCTTGGCTTTATATGTGGGTGTGAAGGTACGAACATTACCGCAGGCACGACAGCAATACTTGCCTTGCTTGGCAAATGGCTTAGTGCACGTGGGGCAAATCTTGGTCGGATATTTTCGTTGGCGTTTTTCTGGCATCGGATTGTGGAAAGATGAGGGTATCTAGATCGAAGTCTATTTAGTCAGTCCGCGATGATACCGATTCAAGCAGAGGCGACTTCTTTATCTTATGTTTTCAGCCAGCTTCCCAAGAACTCCTTTACGCAGATCTCTCATCTCAGCAATTATACGTTGCTCTCGGGAATTCTCAACCATTTTACCAGACCAATAGTATATCCAAACGAGGAATAAACCAGCATCTCTATTCTTTGCCTTGGCCACTCTTAACTCAGAAGAATGTATACGATTACTAGAAATATTGTGTAGAGTCAGATTATCCTCATCAGATCCACCAAGCGATTTCGGTACGTGGTGTTCCAGATTATCGAGCGCAGAAATTAAGTCTCACTCTGTCCATTTCTTATCGAATAGCAGTCATACCACTCTACGTATTCCATTGCTCATCCCAGTAAGATGTTCTTCTCTAGTGGGATTGGGATGGTAGCAGGTATCCTCGGGTAGTTTAGCATCTCTCAGTTGTTCCGCTTCTTCTTCGTAGCACATACAGAATTTAAACTCAAAACAGTGCTCATCTATGGGTAGATCGAACTCTACGCAGTTTATACTTACCTTGCAGCGGTTCCGCAGATTTGTGAATCTTGGTCTAGATCAGTCATTGTAATTCCTTATAGATTTTGGCCAATGCAGTATTAGCATTACTTCTCATCAGCGTTTCCACTATGTCTTTAATGTCTGGTCTTCCCATCCAATTACCAATGAATACACCATGCGGATTCTCTACTCCTGCCAGACATTGTGCATTGGTTACATAGGTATAATCCGTCATTTTGGCTTTATTATCCTTGAGATATCCTTTATTATCCTTGAGATATCTCTTGGAAATATCGTTTATGATCCAATAATCTGCCTCATGCTTTGTTCCTGCCACTACGTAGATCATTCTTCAACTCCAAAATGTTCCTTAATCTTATCAATAATGAAGATGGTTAAAATTTGACCCATATGGGTTTCATCAATAACATCAACACATTCTAACACAATCAACTCGGCGAACTTTTCCAAGTCTGTTTCTTTACCATCCACAATAGGAACCATTGGATTGCTCATTAGTTGAGTAAATCGTAGTCCAGCCTGTTCAGCAAGTTGTTTAATTCGTTCATTCATTCTTCAACTCCGTTGTGGTTCTTTGCAATGCTTTTCATCCAGTTGGTTGATGTTGGTAAATCCCATTCTCAACCAAAGTCGTTCTGTTTTAGTAAGCCAATGGGGTGTTCCATCACGACAAATCAACAATGGTCCATCAATGTGATTCCATTGAATATGCGGTTCGCTATCTGCTGGATGAATCATTCTTCAACTCCGAAATGTTCTCGAATCTCCACTGCACAATCCTGTCTGCCTGATTTAACATCAATGTTATCCTCGCCATCTATATCTTGACAAATAGCAACACATTCCCTAACAATCAACTCGGCGAAATCTTCCAGCGTAAATTCATCCACTTCATCCTCTAGTACACCTGAAAATTGAGAAGGTGTTAAATTTATTCCAGCCTTTTTGGCAAGTTCTTTAATTCGTTCGTTCATACAAATCTCGGCACGACCTTCGGTTGTGGTCATTTGATTGGAGAGGTATTTTTACCCTGCACGGACTTCTTGAGTAACTTTTTATAGATCTTGGCTTCTTTCTTTACCTGATGATTCAAAATCGCCTTGTATAGTTTCTTGATTAGTTTCTTTACTTTCATTTTGTACTTCCATAGACTTGTGCTTCCAGGATACGAATGCGCTCATTGGCTTCATCCAGTTTTTGAAGATCAGCCAGACTGAACTTCGGTTTCTTCTTTTTGTGTTTTCACATTTCATCCTCGTTATACTGCATATCCATTGTATCGGGATCAGCGCGATCCTCGATAACTTCATATACCAATGTTAGAGGTATATTTAGAATACCAGCAATTGAAGCGGGTGTTAACCCTTCATCATATAAAGAGAGGATTTGAGCATCCCTCTGCCGCAGCATCGAGAGCACCTTGTAAAGTTCATACATTCTTCCCATAAAACTCCTTACCAGCTAGACTGGTAGTAAAAATCAAACTCTTTCAACTCTTCAGAACCCAAAAGATACTGCAAACGATCAGCGGTAAATTGAACATCACCAAGATACCATTCATCAATATCCGTGCCACCAAAGAAGAATCCTGCTTCTGTAGGTAGTAGGGTTTCGGCTTTACTATTGTCAGCCAATACCTCACGACAAGTATCAAGCAGTTGCTTCAACTGTTCCCTCGATACATACGTTTCCTGGCATTCATCAACACCATCCTGACAAACATCAACAAACCACTTGTGAATTGCATTTGCCTTGCGCCAGTATGCAGCTTCAACAGTAACTTCCTTCACGGCAATGGCACGCATGTCATCACCAATATCAGAAAGTTTATCCAGACCAAGAACCTCATTGATCACATTAACCTTCTCTGCGTCCTGTTTGTCATATGAACGCAAATAACGCTTACCCGACAAGTACATATCTAAACCCATAATCAACTCCTTGTGTAAACTGAAAATTTAATAGCATCACGCTTCAAACAAGTCAACGCCATGCTATCATAGCGAGGACCACGAAACCTATACCGCAACCCTTTGAAATTCTTTCTCATATGTTCCTGAACTTCAGCGAGTTGAGCGATAGGGATATTCTTATACAACGCACGCTCACCACGGCATTGGTACTGCTCAAGATTTAATCCCATGATTTCTTATCTCCATACTCTTCATTGAACTTATACCACTCCATTATTCTTCCGTATAAGGTATATATTCGATATCATCATCGTCATAATCAACATCTTCATCAATGATATCGTAAATTCTTTGCATTTCCACATCAAGAATGGCGCAGATCGTTATTGGTTTTAATCCTTCGTCCAGTAACTTTCTGATCTCGGCATCACGCTCATCCTCGGGATTTAGGTACATCATGTTTGGCATTTCAACCCCAATCCTTTTTATCACCGTATTGTTCATTGAACTTATACCCAGCCATATACGCATCGATCTCGTCGGGATGTTTGGCTTCTAAGCGAGGACCAGAGTTACCACCAACGCCACCACGATGAGGATCAGGAGAACGATGATAGTATGAGTCAGCGGATCCACGATCAAAGAACGAACCATGTTCGGCTGGGTATTGTTTACCGTTGTAAGTACCATATGTCATAACAAATCCTTATAAAATGAACTTTACTAAACATCACGGTATTAATTGCAAAGTACGTATTGAGCAAACTCACGATAATCTTTAGGATTAGAATGGCGCATCTTACAAACAGAGATTAAAGTACGCAGAGAGATTTCTTTACACTCATCTTTGATAGCACGAATCAAATCCATAGCATCAGTTTTGATAGAGTTATCATACTCAGGTAAAAACTCATCCATCTTAGAAATATAATCCATACGGTCAATCTTTTGACTGGCAGTCATAGATAAGTCAACAAGGATTGAACGACTGCGGATGGCTTGATCAATCTTAGACTGGTCCATGTTAGAAATAAAGATAACACGACCTTCAAAGTTAAACGATTTTGGTAGATCGTCGTCACGCATATCAGCATTCCAAGAGATAATACGCTTACCGTAGGAATCCAATGCTCCCTTAAGAATATTCAACGCAACTGGATCGCGCAATACAGCGTCGCAGTCATCGAAAACAATAATAGATTTATTATTCTCGAAAAGAGTACGATACAAACCCTTTGCGGTGGAGAAACCCTTAACGAAAGTAAAACATTTGCGAGTGTTAATCACTGCACAAACTTCAAAGTCAGCAAGATCAGAAATATCTTTGTAACCATGAGACTCAAGAGTTTTGGTAACAGTGTAAGTTTTGCCGAGACCACCTTCACCAGTGATAACAGCAGAGGGTTGAACACCAGACGCAACCATGGTAACGAGTTTCTCAACGAAACCGAAACGAGTATTAATATCGAAACGCTCAGATTTCTCTTCGAATGCTTTTTGTGCTTCAACGATAGTACCAGACATCTCAGCGAGACGATCCTTAACAGCGGACTCATACTTAGAACGAACCACAACTTTACCATCAACAGAACCGACAAACTTAGAAGAAGCAGAGTCAAAGGAGATCAGAGTTTTCATAGTTTCCCTTTCATTTTTAATCATCATACAGTAAGTATACCGCAAATCCGTATTAAAGTAAAGGGATATTTTGTATTCCCCTCAAGTTTGTAGGGTTTTACGGGATTTAGGTCTTTTTCAACTTTCATACCAATATTATACCTGATAATCTCTTGAAAGTAAAGCGAAATATGACTTATTTTCGCCTTCTAAATCAATAACTTACGTGCTCCAAAATGTGAAAAGGTGTGAAAAACCCTCTAAACAGAGGGTTATATGATAAAACGACGATAAACTGGAGTATTTTACGATCCCAGCGATTCTCCCTGCTGAGTAGTCATTCCTCCAGCTGGTGGTTCTCCAAATGGATCGTCTTCTGTTTTCTCTTTCTTGAAGATATTATCCCAATTATTTGCAAATGTCTCGGGATCCACTGATAGTGGTCTTGGTGTGCTTCCTTTACCACCATCACTCATTTCGATGCCTCAGCAATCTCCTTGTAGCCAGCCCAACTTGGATGAATATTATCAAATATTTGCTGATCAACCATTGCTTGATACATTGGTGTTGGAAATATTGGATATACGTTGTAATTTAACATTATTTCTCGCAATAAAATGAGATGTGAACCTTAACTCTTCCAAGTCAAGATCCACTTTTCTAGTATAGATAAAATTCGAATAAAGATTAATATTGTTCATTAATGTATTTAGTCAATGGAGCGGGAGACGAGATTCGAACTCGCGACATCTTGCTCGGCAAGCAAGTGCTCTACCAACTGAGCTATTCCCGCATTAATTTTAATGCTTTAATCCTAAACTACCTCGACCTCTTCCTTTATTGGCACCGCCTAAGAAAGGAGTTTGACTATGACAGTTAGGACAAATTAATCTTAGATTAGTTGGATGATTATTACTCGGATCTCCGTTAATATGATCAACGTGTAAGGTTAAGTCTTTACCATTCCAATTATCTATCCCACAAACTTCACATTTATATCCTCTGCGCTCTGATAAAAATCTTCTCGCTACATCTCTATAAATGTTAGGTTTATGCCCAGCCCAAAAATCTTCTCGAGCGGTTTTACTTTATATTCACCACTACATTGATTACTACAAAACTTTCCAGTCTTGCTGTGACCATATGTAAATTCTTTATTACAATTTTGACAGGTTGCGTTCATTGGTAGAGTATCTCCTATACTGTATTTATACTCTACCGCATTAAAACTACTATAGTAGTATTTTAGAAGTATTATAAGGATAATTGCCTAAAATACTACTATACTAGCTTTTATGAGTTGGTGCGCCTGGAGCGATTCGAACGCCCGACCCCTTGGTTCGTAGCCAAGTACTCTAGCCAGCTGAGCTACTCCCGCATTTTATGCTGCCATATAAGATTTGTATCTATCTGCTGCGTAAGAAGCAGCAAATGCTTTTGGTTTTACCATTGGAATAACATTACACATTCCTCGGATATAACCAGTCGCTTCATTAATAACGCATGAAGATCCGTGCATTTCATTTGGATTAATATCTAAATGGATTTGAACATCACGATCTTCTAACACATCGTGTAGCTTTAGGTAGAGCTCGGCGATTTTCATCGTTTCGTTCATCAAACGCATACGTGGGCGATTCTTGGTTTTATCCCAATCACGTTCACGTTGCACTTCACCAAAAATCTTACAACCATTGTTACCATTAATGTGAACAACAATCACTAAGATATAATCTGCGTACCAATCTTTACCGATCAAATGTCTTTCAGAATCACCACCAATATAGATTTTAGATTCTGGACTTTGTGCCATGATGAAATCTCTTACTTCATCAATGTCGATTTGCTTTCGCATATTATGCCTCATTCTATTGGAGCGGGACACGAGAATCGAACTCGTAACTGAAGTTTGGAAGACTGCCGTTACACTACTGAGTAATATTATTAAGCGTAAGTATTTTGTGTTAGATCTTCGCTAATTGTATGGGCAATTTCGCCATTTTCACCGTAAACCTTGGCAGTATGCCCAGTTCCACGAGTCATGTGACGAGCATGCTCAATTGCTTGCTCTAATGTTTCATGAATTGTTGTGGCAATTTTTAACATGCCATTAATCCAACGATGAATCTTTACTGTATGTGACATTTATTTTCCTTTAAAATAGTTTTCCCAAATTGCTTTGGTTTTATTTGTGTAGCGTTTCATGAACCACTGATTCAACACCACATTAATTCTTGGTGAAGAATATGCATTACGTAAACCTTTAACGATATCATGGCTTTCAGTTGGATCGCAACGACCAACAACTTGCCAAGGAATTTCTTTACTACCAATCAAAGGAACTCCCTGAGAAACTAAATCAGCACCGACGATGTTGAATGTTTCAGAGAAGTTACATTGCATACCTAAATCCATTTGAGCACATAGTTCTAAGAACTGTTCTCTTGGTGTCCAATTATGATTGATCAACTCATGACCTTCATCATACACATGCTGAAACAAACCTTTAAGATTATGTACAGCTGGTCCACCATTCATTTCTATTCTACCTGCATTCACGTGAAAACGCAACTTTTTATTGATTGAGTTTGCGAATTCAATTGCAGCAATTGCCTGAACCAGATGATTCTTTAGAGGTCTAATCGCACCGAAACAACCAATGTCAATATACTCTTTTGTTTTGTCTAAAGTTTTGCGTTTAAACACTTGAGGATAGTAGTTCGGTAGATAGATTACTTTATAATCCCATATTCTCCATGGAGATTTTGCTTTCATAATCTCTTTAATTTCACGCATCATACGTGGGGCATTGCAAGCTACATAAACATTATCCATCATGGCATACTCAGGAATCCAATCCATTGCTGGACCTTCGCCCGACATGAAAGGCATTTCTGAATGTAAACGAACAATCCATTTAACATTCGGATGTAATTTCTTTAATACTTGGAATTTTTCTGGAACAACCCACAACGCTTCGATAATAACATGAGTTGGTTTATATTGAGTAACTTCTCTATCAATATAATTGTTATCTGGAACAACAACCATCTTTGAATCAATACCAGAGTCAATCAACATGTCGTCCATAAACTTTGCTGAGTTGTATAGACCTGTGCTCAATCCAATCGAGTTATCTCGTTGAATATTATAATCATCTTTTCTTTTTAGTATGAACAGTAAGCGATTCATGGGTATACCAGTAGTGTAGAATTAAACAACATCTTATTTATGTATTTATGCTACTGATATATTTCCAAAATATTATACAAGGAGCCACCCATCATGCTGTTTTAATTTCCTACCATTACCTTTATTTCTGTTTTTGAATGTCTTAGTTTGACTATGGCAGTTTGGGCAGATGAGTCGTAAATTATTTGGGCGATTGTTATAAGCATTACCATCAGTATGATCAATTTCTAATACTATTGGTTGTTCCATCCATGTTTCTAATGAACAAACAGAACAACAATACCCATGTTGTTCAATTTTTTATTTAGGTTTTGCTCTACTTTAGAAGTAATTTGGTGCCCCAACACAGAATCGAACTGCAAATTGCTGATTACTAATCAGCTGTTATACCGTTTAACTATTGGGGCAAGTAAAGTATTTAGTGTACCATAAAAAATGTGTCAACATTCAAACCTTGTGGGCTTATTCCATGTATATTAAACAATCCTTCACAAAAACTGTAATATAACTGTTCATCAATTTCTCTTAATCCTATGCTTCTACTACCAGTACCACAACCAATAATTGGATATTCACCATTCAATTACCAGTTGAATTCTTGGCGATCTTGCGGGGAATCGAACCCCGATATTCTACTAGACAGGCAGGTATAATAACCACTATATGACAAGACCAAAATATGGTGACAAAATTCGCAAATTGTATTGATTGATTTGCAGGCTTGTCAAACCTTTGATGGACTTCTTACAGTGCCAATTCGTGGTGGGGAATACTGGGATCGAACCAGTCGTGACAGGGTGGCGTTCTAACCAACTGAACTAACGAGCCAAATTTGGTGGAGACCCTTTGATTCGAACAAAGAAGGTAAAAGACAATTGATTTACAGTCAACCCCCGATACCGTTACGGGACTAGATCTCCATTGTTTTTGTTTAGTGCTATCATGCCGATTTGTCAACAATGTAGCTAACACTGACAAGCGAATAGCAGTTGCAACGATCCGTTCCTCGCACAGTTGGACCCGAATAGTCATAGCGTCCTATGACGATACCTTGATAGCACTAAACAAAAACAACTATGGTAGGAAAGATCCCCCAACTCTTTCTTTACTACGAGACTTGTTTATAACCTCTACCATATTAAATTATACTGGGATAATCAGCAACAACTTCCCTCAAGGAAGATTAACCACGTATACGTCATACGAATGGTTGCATCATACATTACGATCCAACTTATCCAGCGTCCTCCTGAATTGTAGCGAACAATTCTCAAGGTTTCTTGTAAACTTAATGGGGTCAGGACGGCTCCTGATTACTTCCGCATTAAGCTACCTACTGGCATTGGCTACCCAATATAATTTAATATGGTACTCGGTACGAGAATCGAACTCGTCTTTCCACCTTGAGAGCGCAGTGTCCTAACCGATAGACGAACCGAGCATAGTGGTCAGATTTTATCTCGGAAAAACCCGACCTGAAAACCGATATTGCCGCACGCTTCCGACTTTACGTAAAGACTTAGAGAGGACTTTTGATTAATTTCTCAACCTAAGACACTATTATACATCAAATTGACATAAAAGTCAAGCGATATTTGATTAACCATTTTGCAAACATGGTTATATGGAGCACAGGGTGAGATTCGAACTCACGACTTTACAGGTTTGCAAACTGTTCCCTAACCATTCGGGTCACACGTACATATTTGGTGGGCGAGGAGAGGATCGAACCAACACCTTAACAATTATGAGTTGTCAGCACTGCCATTAAGCTACTCGCCCGAAATTCAAACAAGCATCTAAACTATCAATTAAGATTAGATTATGCATTACTTTCTTCAAACATTCAAGTTTATCTTTCTGAACACGCATTGCAATTGGATTTTTTGGATCAAGATACAAGTCATATTCAGGAAGATAAAAATCTGGAAAGTAGTTATGACTTTTACCGTCAGAACCAACATAAGGTATTGGTTCATTTGGTCTAATCCATTCAACTCCAGTTTCATCTAATCGTTTTGCTAGTGCTTCTTCCCAAGAGGAATCTAACATAACAACTGTTCCATCTTTTCTCACATATTCTCTTATAGATCTAACCAAACGTCTATGCTTTGATGCAAGACCCTTTTGACTAATTAATGCTTTAGATGTATCTGTATGTTTGTATCCAAGATTTCCTTTACGAATTACATTATCATACTTACCATCTGCGTATGCTTGTTTAATCCCTGCAGTACGTTTAGCTACAGCTTCTTTAGTATGCATTTGTTTACAACCTCCCCCATATGTAGATCTTTTGGGGTTTTCTAAACACCACCTACTGTGGTTTGCTTTGTTAGCAGTTGATAGACCTTCAATTTCTTTTTTACAGTGTTTACATTTAAACACAATTTCTCCAAAGATGGTGCGGCTGGAGGGATTCGAACCCCCAACAATTCGGGTAGAAGCCGAGTACTCTAATCCATTGAGTTACAGCCGCATATTTTTATTTATAAAAAAACTTTTAGTTTTTAATCTAACGACCCTAATGCAAGAAACCCTCTAGATTTTCATCTTAGAGGGTTTTGGGAAATAAACTTAGTAGTCTATCTTTACTTTCCAAAACCCCCAGTATCATACTCAATCGCTGTGGCATTAAACTGTGAGCGTGAGCAATTCCAGCCACTTAATAGCGGAAGATGTTTATTCATCGTTCTGGATATGTTTAATGTTTTCATAGTAGAAATTATACTACACCTTTTGATTAAAGTAAAGCGAAATTTTAATAACCTTACAAGTAGTAGGGTTATCATTTATTTATGAAATTAATTCGGCACTAACACCCATTGTTGATAATTATTTTGTGGATTTATCATTAATTGATAATGATAACCTGCAGGTGGTACTGGTTGAGTATAAACAACTGGTGGTTGCTGAACATAAACTGGTTGCTGTTCAACAATAACCTGTGGTCTAGAAAGTTCATAACCAATCACACCACCAACAATTGCTGGCGCAACCCATCCGTATCCATAGCCACCACGATAGCAACAACGATCAGCCATTGCTGAACCTGCAACTGAGAGGAGAACTAATGCTAGAAGGATTTTTTTCATATTTAACTCCATTGTAGAACCTATTATACCTTAGTTATTTATAAAAGGTAAGTTCTTTTTGACTTCAATCTTGCATTTCTCAAGGAATTCTATTCCAGCTGTATCTCGGTAAGATTCCCTATAATAAACCGATTTTATACCTGCACCGTAAATAAGTTTTGCACACTGAACGCAAGGAGCATGAGTAATAAACATAGTTGCACCATTACCAGATTCACCATCTCTTGCGAGTTTTGCAATGGCATTCGCCTCTGCGTGGATAACCTCATCCTTTGTCACAAGTTTATACGTTACCCACTCATCATGCAGCTTATCTGTTTGTTCTTTCCAATCTCCATCGTCACAATAGATTTTATCTTCGCAGTTATTATCCCAACCAGATGGAGTTCCATTGTAACCAATAGAGATAATACGATTATCTTTAACAACAACCGCACCTACGTGTAGTCTTCTAGAACTGGACAACTGCGCAAACCTTGCAGCAGTATCCATAAATGCGTCAATCCATTTTTGTTTCATAATATTTAATTGCTGGTCTAATTTTATAAAGTTCATAAACGCTTCTATGAACAGTAAAACAATCAACCACAATTTCTGTTCTTTTAAAGAAAAACATCATTTACCTTTAATCTTCATTATAATTTCTTGAGCTTCTTTCATTCCATTCTTTTCCATATCATCATCAAACAATTCTTCTTTTGCAAGTTGAATGTTATTTAATATAATCATTTCTTCTTCATCAGTCATTGAGTTCAACATCATTTTGAACTCATCTTCTTCAAGACTTAGAAGAAATAGAATGAAATCTCTATCATTATCCTCTAGATGTCTCACTAGATTTTACCTTTTTTTCAACAGGAGGAATGAACCCAGCATCAGTAACAAGTTTACGAGTGATCTTTTGGTATTTCTTATGAAGTGCTTGATCTTTTGTTGCGATCAGAATTTCTGCTTCGGAAGGATGCACACCTTCAAGTAATGAGATGAATAGTGATTCACGCTTCAGTGGCTCTAAATCTTCACGGCAAAAAACATACATACGACGCATCTCACCAAATAGATTTGTTGGTGTCATACCCAATGGTTCAGAAGCAGGTTTGTATGGAGGAGTGCCCTCTGGAAGAATCATTTTCTTTGCTGGATCAAAGGCATATTCAAAGAGAATTTTTAGAACAGCATCATTTTTATAGTTATCGATACACTTTGGATCAGCTTGAATTTCATCAAGAATCTGAGATACATATTTACGCATTAGAAGTCCTCTAGTTCATTCAGTAATAAACGGCATTGATGTTTAATTAAATATGTGTATATGCTCATTTTATCGCCAGTCGGTTTACTACTTATATATGATACAACGATAGTTTCCTCAACATCAGGTGGAATATTATCGAAGTTAACAAGAACTGCATTACGATGCCAGTTACGTTTCTCTTCATCGCTACGACATGCATCAATACCTTTCTCGATAAATTCAGCAAGTCGTTTCGCACTCATAGGTTTTTGACGTTCGCCTTTCATAAAGACATCATCTTTACTTAGAATGTTTGGAACACCATCACCAGCGTCACCCTTAACGATATGCTCAATGATATAGTCTTGAATCTCTTTCTTAGTTGCAGATACATATTTCTTCTGCATTGGAGACCACTGCTTCACAGTAGGATATACGTGCAGTTGTTTAAAATCCTTATCTGAAGAAAGAATCAATACCTTTTGTGGTTCTTCAACTAATCCCTCTTGAACAAGTTCATTCTCTTGCGCATACTTTGTCAGAACAGCAATAATATCATCTGCCTCGGCACGTTCAATGTGCATAACTTTATATGGAAAATA